TATTATACCAAAAACAAAGTCAAATAGGCAATTAGCAGAAGAAATGTATGCAGATATGTATGCAATAATTCTTGATAGACAAGACGCTAAAGACTGTGCAAGACTTCAAGCACAAAGGTTAGGTAGGGAGACGCAGAATATTCTTTGGAAAAACATTGAAGAAGAGATTAATAACATTTAAACTTTAATATTATGAGTAGCTCAGGTACTTCAATATTGAGCTTTAGCTCAGAGGAAGAAGTTTATTTTAAAGTGTATAACATTAGAGAGGAGTTATTACTAGTAACTCCATACGCAGCTAATGTACATACATTTGCAGAAGACTTTTTAGATGAACAGTTTGAAAAATTACCTCATTTTGTATTAGATGAGATGACATTTTTCAGGGGACACATGTATATAAAAAGAGTTAAACTGTAACAGATTAAAACTAAACCCAGCAGAAATGTTGGGTTTTTTATTTACACAATTATTTATTCACAATCAAAAACATTAAAACAAATGATTACAGTTGTTTACGGAGTGGACATCTTTGGTGACCACATGGCAAGGCCTTCAAGAATTATTGACACAGAAAGAAGAATGTTTGCAACCTTGCAAGAGGCTATACATTTCTCTGCAGAATGTACAGAAGTAGTTAATGAAGAAGAAATTCATAAGACATTAAAATTAAAAATGGGGGCTAACACTCTTGACCTCCCAGAAGATGAAAGTCTTCTACTGAACAAGGCTGAGTTCAGCAAGTATAGAGAGAATTATTAACCAATCAAATTTTACAAATATGAGTGAAATTAAAATAGGACAGACCTGGGAACATGATTCTGGAGATTTTTCTGCTGACGTTATTGGTGTATGCTATGAAGACTGTGATGTTGAATTATTATATAATGATGATGATAGTACAGAATGGATAACTTTTGATACTCTTAGAACAGACTATACTCTTTCAGAAGAGGCAACACCTGTTATACAGTCTGTTGATGACGCAGAAGCAGCATTCCAAAAGTCTGGCGGGCCTAAGTATGTTCCAGAATCAGTTGCATATGCTGAAAAGTTAGCACAAATTGAAAGTGCAACAACAGAAAGCAACGTGAGTTTTGAAGATGCTGAAGCAGCTTTTACTAGTAACGTACCAATGAGTGGTACATTTGAAGATGCAGAAGCTAAATTTATGCTATCTGTAGATTCACCTCTTGCAGAGGTTAAACAGCAAAGAATAGAAGGTACTATCATACTAGCAGACTTGCTAGCTATAGGAGTATTATAATTAATTAATTAACTTTACAAAAATTTAAGATTATGACTGAAACTAATGCACAAGAAGTAAACGGAACATTGAAAGCTTTAGCTGGAGCAGAATTGAAAAAGACTGATGATCAGCGTTCACTTGACATGTTAGGTGACTTGGTAGAAGAGAACCAAAATGGTATGCAAAATGAATTGTTTGCAGCTAAGAAGAATGCAAGAGCTCTTGTTAAGTACTCAAAAGCTTTAGAAGCTAATGTTAAAGCAACTGCTAATGACATTATTGTTGCTGGTAGAAATGCTAAATTAGCAGAGCAAAATGTTGAAGATATTGAAGCTATCATCAACAGAAGATTTTAATTGTAGCTGACATACAATTGAACTGGTAGAAGGGGAAGAGGTAAAACTCTTCCCTTTTTTTATGACCTAATTTTTGATCCCCAATCATAAAGAGGGAAGCTCTGGATTTCTTCATTTTCTTTTGTCATAAGATGTTTTGTGTTTCCTTTTGTTCCTGAGGGTAAACGGAAATAACGGAAATTTGTAAAATCATCTTATATTTTTTAACTAAAATTAAATACTAATGGAAATAATACAATTTGATAGTTTATATAAAGGTTTAGCACATGCTAGAAAACGTATAGTTAACGCAGGATTTAAACATTCCAAAGAGATATGTCTCATGGATATGAAAACACGTGAAACTATGACTATGGATGCTGATACAGCTAAAAAAAGATTTTCTCATAAGATTGAGCTTAAAAAGAATCAAGCAATAACTCCTGGTGAGTTACTATATTTTAACTGGGTACCAGATAAAGATTTACCATTTTAACTAATTAATTATGAGGTATTTTATAGGTAATAAAATGATTGGGTCAGAGCATTACAAACTTGCTACTGTCCAAGAGTGTCTAGAGTACTTCAAAGATATTGAAGAACCGGAATTAGATACAGAAACTACAGGTCTTTGTTGTCATGTGGATAATCTACTGTGTATTCAGATAGGTACTCCTGATAGACAATATGTAATAGATACTGGAGTAATTGATGTTCAAGTATTTAAGCCTTTATTGGAAGATCCAACTAAAACTTTTCTATTGCAAAATGCTAAGTTTGACATTAAGTTCTTTATGAAGCATGGTATACACATTTCAAATGTGTATGATACAATGCTGGTAGAGTGTTTATTGACCGCTGGTGATGAAAATAGATCAGTAAGCTTAGCAACACAGTGTAAAAATTACTTAGGTGTTGACTTAGACAAAACCATTAGAGCTAATATTCAGATAGAAGGGTTAACTGATAGAGTTATTGTCTATTCTGCTGAAGATGTTAGGTATTTAACGCCTATTAAAGCCATTCAGATGGAAAAGGTTAAAGAATTACAGCTAGAAGAGGTTGTTAAGTTAGAGAATGATGTGGTTAAAGTCTTTGCAGACATGGAATTTCACGGTGTTCTTGTGGATCAGAAGGTATGGTTAGATGTAGCAGATACTACAGAAAAAGGTGTAGAATCTTTAACTAAAGAGCTAGATAAAATTGTAGAAACAGACCCAAAGCTTATTAGGTATGTTCCTGATGTAGTACAGGGTAATCTCTTTGGTTTTGAAGAGCGTAAGCTTAACATTAACTGGGGAAGTAACAATCAAAAGCTTAACATACTAAGAGATGCAGGAGTAAAATTAGACTCTGTGGGTGATCCAGTACTTCAAAAGCTTAAGTCTGCCCATCCATTAGTACCTGTACTAATAAACTTGAGTAAGCAGGCAAAGCTAGTTAGTTCATTTGGTAGAGATTTTCTTAAACATGTGAATAAAAAGACAGGTAGGATTCATCCTAATTACTGGCAGATACTTCACACTGGTAGAATCTCTGTAAAAGAGCCAAATGTTAACCAAATACCAAGTAAAGGAGAGCTTGCTACAATAATTAGATCAGCATTTATACCAAGAAAAGGTTATAAGATTGTTGGTGGTGATTATTCTGGTATGGAGCTAAGAATCATTGCAGAATTTAGTAAAGATCCATTGTGGGTTAAAGCCTTTGCAGAAGGTGGAGATCTGCATAGTATTCTATGTGCTGCAACATTTGGTATCCCAATAGAAGATGTTAAGAAACCATTCCCTGAAAAACCAACAGTTAAATACAGGGACGTTCAAAAAACTATCAACTTTGGATTAGCTTATGGTATGTCAAAGTTTAAATTGGCTGATACTATGCAGATACCTGTGGATAAAGCAGATGAGATTATCAAAAAGTTCTTTAGTGTGGTGCCAAAGGTAGAAGGATTCTTAAATGGATTAGGAAATCTTGGTAAGCAAAGAGGATTCATCCGTACTGGTAGACCATTTAGGAGGATAAGATTCTTCCCTCAATGGAAAGAAAGTATGTCCCAAAGTCCAAGAGCTGGTAAGTTAGCTGGAGAAATTGAGAGAAGATCTAAAAATAGTCCTATTCAAGGTACTAATGGAGATGTAATCAAGGTTGCTCTGGTAATGACACACAAAGCTATTAAGGAAGAAGGATGGCCTGTAAAGATACTTCTATCTGTTTATGATGAATTGCAAACAGAGTGTAAAGAAACACACTGTGAGGCTTGGAAAGATAGGTTAGATGAGCTTATGATTGAAGCTGCAGAAGTGGTAATTAAAAATACACCAATAGTGGTGGACTGTGCTATATCAGATTATTGGCAGAAATAGAGAATTATTATGGCACTATCAGATTGTTCCAGATGTTGGGATACTCCATGCACATGCGGACATTACTTTAGGAACTACTCTGTTGAGGCAGTAACTAAACACGTTGTGTCCGTTGTTGCAGGTAAAGAAAAAGAAACGGCTCTAGAAATACTGGAGAAAGCTATTAATCAAGTTAAAGAAAGAAAAGAATAGTGGCAGCTAATCAAGCAAAGGATAAAATCCAAAGAGACTTACCTCCAGAGTATGTAAATGTAATGATTACATATGAAGGAAAAGTAAGAGTCAGAGACAAGTATTATGGTCACTATGAAGATCAGATAGTAACACGTAGAGCTTTTTACTCTAAATCTGATGGTTTTTATGACCGTCAAGATAATTGGGTGGAAACTCCTGAAGGTTACTTTCATGTTCCTCAATATTGGCAAGAATGGAATGGTAAACTACTTCCACATACGTTTTATCATTTAGGTAGAGTTTATCCTAAAGATATTATTGCATGGGAATTAGATAAAACTCCAGCTACAGCTTCTTAGTTTTTGTTGCAGGTTTTTGTTATATTTACAATATGAAAAATTGTAGTAAATGTAATGAAGAAAAGCCTTTAGAGGCTTTCAGAAAATGGCGTACTGCTTGTAAAGCATGTATAGCTCAAGAAAGAAAAACTCCTGAATTTAAAGCAAGAGAAAGAGAACGTGACAGAGAAAGGCAACGGGAAAAACCTAGAGCTACAATGCTTAAACGCACTAGAGATAGGGCAAGAGTAAAAGGTATAGAATGTAATCTAGAAATAGAGGACATTATTATACCTACTCATTGCCCTATTTTAAATATTGAATTAAATATTAATTCTGGTGTAGCTGGTGATGATTCTCCTTCTTTAGACAAAATAGATCCTGAGTTAGGATATATTAAAGGAAATGTTAGAGTTATTTCTAGACTGGCTAACATTATGAAAGCTCATGCAACAAGAGAGCAGTTAATTTTATTTAGTAACAACATTATAAATTATCTAGATTATGGGAACACCCAACCAGAACAAAGACAAAATACAAAGGGAAGCCCTAAATCTATGGGTGAAGAATAATTGTAAAGGTACAATAGAATTAGCCACGGGTGGTGGTAAAACACGTATAGGTGTTCTTGCAATATCTCACTACGCTAAACAGGCAAACTATGAATTTAAAGCTTTGATTGTTACTCCAACTACGGCCATACAAGATGAATGGCGTAAGGAGTTCAAGAAGTGGGGTGAATCCAGAGTATTGACAGAGTGTGTAGAGGTTTATTGCATTAATACTGCAAGAGAATTTGAGCAAGAATACTATGATATAGGTGTGTTTGATGAAATGCATAATTATATCAATGGTGAGATAAACCAAAGAGTATTCAAGAATAATAAGTTTGAGAAGATACTTGGACTTAGCGCCAGTATTGACAATAAACTGGTTTATTTGTTGAATACAATAGCTCCTATATGCTATGCACTTAGTGTGTATGACGCATTAGAGTTAGGATTAATAAGTGAGTTTACAATTTACAACTTAGCCATAGAACTAACAGAGGAAGAGAGGCTAGAGTATAATAGATTAACAAGCTCAATTAACTATGCAAGGGAAACGTATGGTAAACATTCCTGGGGAAACATAGGTAAACGTAAGACTATACTTTATGCCGCAAAGAATAAAATGGGCCATATACAAAGTATTTCTAAACTATTCAGTGAAAGGTATGGTATTGTTTTCAGCCAGACAAAAGACTATGCAAATGAAGTTGAACAGTTGTTAGGAGATGTATGTGTTCCACATCATTCTGGACTAGGTAAAAAGGCTAGGATTGCAAATCTTAAAAAGTTTGCAGATGGTAGGACCAGAGTCAAGCGTATTTCTTCAGCAAGGACGTTAGATGAAGGTGTTACTTTACCAAGGCTTGAATTTGCAGTCATTGCAGCAGGAAGTTCTAAACCCAAACAAATGATACAAAGAGTGGGTAGAACATTGCGGATGGACATAGAAGGAAAGCATGCTATTGTTATCAGATTATACGTGAAAGACACAGTAGAAGAGAACTGGCTAAACTCTTCCCAAGCAGGGTTTAAAGTGGTGAATATTAACAACTTAAAAGAGATTTAAATATGAAAATAGACATAAATTTAACTGTATTACTAAGACATGATATTAGCGCAGATGAATATGTTTTCTTATATTTGTCACTGCTAGGGAAAGAAATACCAAATGTAATTTTTAGAAAAATAGACCTGAAACCTTTACAGGATAAAGGGTTTATTAAGATTGTTGATGAGGCCTTCATAAAGAGGCCAAAATTGTCAGCTCTATTTGCGTCTACTATTGAGACCTCAAAAGTAGAAGATTGGATAGATGAATGGCGTGACATCTGGCCTAAAGGTTATAAGAGTGGCGGAAAGCCCGTCAGAGGCTCTAAGCAAGATTGTATTAAGAAAATGAAAGCGTTCCTAACTAGAACAGGCTATACTAAAGATCAAGTTACATCTGCAGCATTAGCATACGTATTAGATAGGAAAGGTAAGAATTATCAGTATATGACTATTGCAAATTACTTTATTCAAAAGGGAGATGAATCATCACTAGAAGCGTGGTGTGAGTTACTTGCAGAAGAAGGTGATAGAGTTAAAGATTTTGGTGAATTTCATAAAGAGGTATAGTATGTCTAGTATATTTGATAATGTTAAGAGTAGTATTGATAGGGGTAGACAAGGCCTGAACGTTGGTCTCCCTATGGGATTCAACCGTTTAGTTGAATATCTGCCCAACATTCAACAAAAAACCTATTATTTAATAGGTGCTGGTACTAAAGTAGGTAAGACTACGCTAGCTGATGACTGTTTCTTATATAATCCTTATGATTATTTGATGAACAATGAGTCTGATATTGTTTTAGATATTGACTATTTCTCTTATGAGATAGACAAGGACACTAAAATAGTTAAAGGAGTAGCTAGAAAACTTTGGTGGGATCATGGTATAGTTACAGATGTAAATACTTTACTATCAAGAGGTAGAAATCATTGTAGTGATGAGATTTACCAGAAAGTAATGGATTACAGACTGTACTTTGAATCTATGGAAGATGTAGTTACTATCCATGATATGCCTGATAATCCTACTGGGATGAATAAGTACTTGTACAACAAGGCATATGAACATGGAACTCCAGAGTATGAGGTAATTGGTAAAGGTGATGATGGAAAGGATATCACTAGATTTAAACGTTATACTCCACATAATCCTAACAGGTATTGGATAATAATGATAGATCATATTGCCTTAATGAAGGCGGAAAGAGGATTTAATACAAAGCAAAACATTGATAAGATGTCTCAGTATTTTGTACAGCTTAGAAATAACTTTGGTGCTATACCAGTAGTTATTCAACAGCTTGCATTTGATAGTGAGAGTGATGAGCGTCACAAGAGTAGTAGACTTACACCAACATTGAAGGATTTTGGTGATAGTAAGTACACTACTAGGGATGCTAATGTTGTTATGGCTTTGTTTGATCCTGGTAGATATAATCTAGAAAGGTTCCAAAACTATGATGTTAGAAGACTTGGAAATACGTATAGAAATCTAGAGATATTGGCTAATAGGGATGGTGAACCTAATGTAAACATTGGTCTTAATTTTATAGGGCCATCAGGTACATTTAGAGAGCTACCTAAAGCAAGTGAGATAACAGATGCTAATTATGATAAAGCATCTAGAATGGTAAGGTAAATTTTAAACATAGAGTTATGAGTGAAGTAGAAATCAAGTTACCTACAAAGAAGGTAGCTAGTACAGTGAAGAATCCAAAGTTAATGATTCTGTATTCTCCGCCTAAAACAGGTAAGACTACATTATTGTCAAAATTGGATGACTGTTTAATTATTGACCTTGAAGAAGGTAGTAAGTATTTAGATGCCCTTAAATTAGAGGCTAACAATCTAGGTGAATTACAAAATATTGGTGCTGCCGTGATAAAAGGAGGCAGACCATATAAGTATGTAGCGTTAGATACAGTTACCAAGTTAGAAGAGTTGTGTTTACCTCTTGCAAGAGAGATGTACAAGAACTCTCCAATGGGTAAGAACTTTGACGGAGTATCTGTCTTAGAACTTCCAAATGGTGCTGGTTACTTTTGGTTAAGACAGGCATTTACATTGTGGTTAGGTAAGATTAAGAAGCTTGCTGATCACATTATTCTGGTAGGGCACTTAAAGGATAAGTTTATTGAGAAAAAAGGTAAAGAGGTACAAGCTAAAGACCTTGACCTTACTGGTAAACTTAAAGCAATAACGTGTTCTGATGCAGATGCAATAGGTTATTTGTACAGGGGTACAGATAATGAATTAATTATTAACTTCCAAAGCTCTGATGAGGTTACTTGTGGTGCAAGACCAGCTCATTTGAAAGGACAACAGATTACTGTTGCTGAGTATGATGAGGACAAGAATGACCTTAAAAATGTAGCTTGGGATAAAATTTATGTAGACTAATGAGTGTAAAAGAGATTTCAATTAGAGGTATTTTAACAGACCTAGAAAATGGATTAACAAGAACAGTAACTTCTCAAGGATATGATGAAGGAGTTGGTTCTATTGAGACCAAATATGAACTTACTAAAGAAGATGTGAAGCAAATGTTTCAACACCCTCTTTTGAAGAACAGAAAGACAAGAAAAGCGCCATCTTTTAGATTGGTAGATGACGTTACACCAGTAGAGGAGCCAGTAAATGCTCTAGAAGCAAGCTTAGCACAAAATGTAGTTGCAAGCGCTATAGAGACTGAAAGCATTCCTGAAGCTAATGATCCATTAGAAAATCATCAACCAGAGGAAGTTCCTAATGAGAGAATAGTTAGTTTAGGTGCTCCAGAAGTATCACCACAATCACAATTTTAGTAACCAATTTTTTAATTTTTAAATTTTATATTTTATGTACGGAAGTAGAGTAGATTCAGAAGGAAAAGCAATCCAAGGGGATAGCGCATTTGTAGCACCAGAAACAGGTGAGAGAGTTCAAGGTAACACTATTGCATCAATTGGGCTTGCAAAAGACAAAGAAGGTAACACAGTGGAAACACGTGCTACTATTGAGTTTCAGCAAGCTAGTGGTGCAAAAGTTAGATGGACACTTTTTGAACCACAAGAAGGAGAAGGTAATGAGTGGCAAAAGACTGCGCTTGAGAGAAATGTTAAGCACATGGCTACCAAAGTTATGACAGAGGATGAATATCACTCTGCAATGGAAGCAGGTACTCCAGCAGAAGATTTTCAATCATTCATTAGCAAGCTTGCACAAATTATTTTACCAGCAGCAGCAGGTAAAGTTTTTACAATGAAGTTTGTGTATAACAATGGGTATGTTACAGTACCTAAGTTCCCTAACTGGATTACAACTCCAGACAATGAGAACACCCTTAGTACTAATGCTAGATATGATAAATATGAGGCGGAAGCACCTTCAGAAGCACCAGCTGCTGGAACTGCAAACAGCAATGTATTTTAAATTAGTTTAATGAAATAATGTAGGGGAGGAAACTCTCCTACATTTTTTATTATGTACGGTAAGAGGGAGTTGTCTATACAAAACATAAGAGGTTTGGTAACAGGTTTAGACGTGTTCCGTTACTATTGTACACCCTTTAAAGAGCTTAATAGGCCTTTTTGCAGTGAATTACGTGAGGACAAGAATCCTACATGTTCTATTGCATGCTTTAGTGGGAAGTTTATATATAAGGATTTTGCAAACGGTGATACATTTGATGAGGTAAGTTACCTTCAGCATAAGTACAGCCTATCCTATATAGAAACTCTAGCAATAATTAACAGGGATTTTAATTTAGATCTAGCTACAAACGTGCAACCAAATGCACAACCTACTATGTTATACTTTGGTGTATCAGATAAAAGTATAGACGTAGAGAAGTTGGAGAAAGAGAGTACATACATCAAAGTAAAAATCAAGACTTGGAATCCTGTGTCAGATAAAGCTTATTGGAAGGAGAGGTACGGTTTTACAAGTAGTCAGTTAGATTACTTTAGAGTTGTTCCAATAAGCTATTTCTGGATTAATGAGCGCATGTATAGCTGTAAAGGAAATTCATATGCTTATTATCTTGGCAAAGAAGGGGATAGAGATATTTGGAAAATCTATCAGCCTTTAGAAGTTAGGACAAGAAAATGGTTTACTAATGCTAGTAAGTATCAAATACAAGGTGATGAACAGCTTCCTGAAACAGCGGAGCAGTTGTACATAACATCTAGTCTAAAAGATATTATTACGCTTAGAAAACTTGGTAAATTTGCAGTTGCACCATCTTCAGAGTCAACGCCCTTGGATAAGGAAAAGATAGAGGAATACAAGAGACGCTTTAAAAAGCTGACCATATTTTATGATAATGACAAAGCAGGTATTGCATCAGCCAGCAAGCATTGTGAGTTATATAATTGTAACAGTATGGTAGTTCCTGTAGAATCTGAAATAACAGATCCAAGTGACTATGTAGAGAAGTATGGGTATGATAAATTAAGAGAAATAATAGATGAAAATGAAAAATGTAAATGAGATAATAAAAGTAAATCATCCTGAGTATGGTCACGTAATATTTTCACAAATGTCTGCTAGGCAAATGGACATATTGGAACTATTTGTAAAGATAGAAAATCTACATTCAAAGTATCCAAATGACCATGATCTTGGCAAAGAGATAAGAAAGCTTTTAAACAAATAAAACAATGATATTTATAAAAGGAAGCGTTCCTTCTAGTAAGAATGGTAAACGGTGGACAGGTAATAGACTTATACATTCTAAAGCCACCATGCGTTACATTAAAGATAGTAAGGAACAATGGATAGAGAACAAAGAACAATTCCATAACATGTTGAAGGGTAAAAACAAACCTTACATGATTGGCTATCACTTTGTGAGGGGCACAAGACATAAATATGATTGGGTGAATCCAGTACAAACTGTACAAGACTTAATGGTATCCTACGGATGGTTAGAGGATGATAATGTAGGCATTATGTTTCCAAAACCACTTAAAATTAATGGTAATCATGGACACTATGATAAAGAAAAACCTGGTGTCTATATAAAAGTCTTATAGTATATGTTTAGTAAGAAGTTAAAGAAGGGTTTATCCGGTGCTGGGATAGATCACAATAAAGGACATTATTTTGTCCGTACAACCTTAGAAAATAGGTTGGATGAATTAGCACACGTAGTTAACACTGAGCGTCACAGTGAGTATAAAAAGGCAGAAGAACTTTACTCCACATATATGGAGGAGTTAACTGCATACCTAGACTTAAAAGACGCAGTTCACAATAATTAATTAATTAATAATTTTAAAATTTT